TGGGACGGAGAGTCAACCTTTCAGTTGTCAAGGTAGTTATCACTACGTTGGCCTCTTACCATAGGTTGTATAAACATGGAGGAATGAAGTTTTTGGTAATTTACCTGAAAGCTTGTTCTTCCATGCTCCAACAAGTGGTCGGAGGGCAACGACTACACGATTTGAGTCCTTTCGGGGCCAGAGTCGGTCGAACTCATGGTGGGATCCCTTCAATTATTCCCGCTCTACATAGAGCTCGTATTCGATCTGGTTGTATCTGGACGATACGTTTCTGGGCAACTTTATTCGGTTTATACCGAGTATTAGATTTCCCAGGAACTGTAAAGATCAGTACAATCACCAAAGAATACGGAGGGGATCCTCTCGTAACATACGAATTTAGTCAATTCGTATTTAACCACTTCACCCATGTGCTGAAGAAGTTGTTCCATAAAGATGGGACAATAACTGATGCACTATGGTCTGAAGAGGGCGAGGGTCCTCTTGAGTTCTTGAAGGGACTTCGAGCCAAACCGTTCCTGATTTCTAAGTCTGGACCCTCTGTGCGTGGTGGTAATGTTCAAGGCGGTGCCCAGAACACATCACCAGCACAGATCCTGGCTTCGGCATACACTTGGTTACACAGTCCTCTTTATCCAATATTAGAAAATTGGTGTAAGATGACCGGAAACCAGTGGGTGCTGAACAGGATAGAATCTTGGGCCAAGGAGTTGTGGGTTTGGGAGGATTCTCTTCCCTTATCTCCAGGAGGGCCTTCATGCCCTTTTGAAGCAACTAATTGGCTTGGGAAACTTGGGTTCAAACCGGAACCAGCCGGAAAGGTTCGAGTGTTTGCTATGGTCGATCCATGGACACAGTGGCTCTTTGATCGCCTTCATAAAGCGATCTTTGGGCTACTGGAGCGGATACCACAGGACGGGACTTTCGATCAGGAGCGTCCGATAAGAAATTTGTTTACTTGGAAGGAGGCTGAAGAGAAGAAATTCTCTAAGCCAATCTCCTTATATTCATTTGATCTGTCGGCCGCCACTGATCGTCTTCCTATCGTACTTCAAAAAGTACTACTGTCTCCCTTCTTAACAAGTTGGGGGGCAGAGCTGTGGGGTTGCCTGATGGTCGGTCGGAAGTATCACTGTCCAAAAACCATTAAATTCGGAAACGGCCCTAAACAGGTCGTCTCTGAACTTGGTTATGTTCAGTATGCAACCGGCCAACCAATGGGTGCGCTCAGTTCATGGGCGATGCTAGCATTTCTCCACCATGCGATCGTTCAGTGGTCTGCCTTTAAGGCAGGTGTGATATCTTCCAAGGAACCATGGTACGCAGGCTACGCCGTCTTGGGAGACGACGTGGTCATAGCGCGCGATTGTGTAGCCAAGGAGTACGCTGGAATAATGACTTCTCTAGATGTGGGTATTGGGGCACATAAGTCCCTAATATCAACAACGGGCAAGGCATTGGAATTTGCGAAGCGGACATTCCTTAACGGAGTGAACGTTTCAATGGTTCCATTTGCCGAGTTCGTGGTAGGCCGGTTATCACTAGCCGGTCTTCTGGAGCTGACGCGTAAGTACTCATTATCTTTTGGACAGATGCTATCTGTCTTAGGGTATGGGTACCGCGCGAAGGCTTCAGCATCGAAGAGATTGTTCAGTCTTCCAAAACGACTCCGTAACTATATAATTACGTTCTACGGTCCTGGGGGGCCTGGTTACAAAGGCTTGAAGGGGTGGTTACCCTTGAAATCGGTAACTTCCCTCTACAAGAC